TATAAGGGGCATAGTCCATTCCTTTCAAATAGTAAATGAAGGCATTGAAATTTGTTAATATGTTGGTACCTTTGCGTTATGGAAATAACAAAAGAGTGGCTTCAACAGAAGTGGATCAAAGAAGGAGTTTCTTTGAGACAGTTAGGTATTGACCTGGGACTTGGTCCCAGAGGACTTGAGAGTTATGCTGCAAAGTATGGTCTCAGATCTCAGTATAAAAATCATTTGAATGAGCAGAAGTTGACTTTAGAAGATCCTGTATTCAGGTATTTTTTGGGTTTATTTTGTGCAGACGGTTATATGGACAAGAATGCTGTTAGAGTATCCATAGATCTCTACGGAGAGGATTCGCGAGTACTGCTGGAAAAACTCAGACAATATTTTGAGATAACTACCCCTCTTGGAAATTACAAGACACCTTTAGGAGATAGGAATAGATGGAGGCTTACAATAGCTTCTTCTAAACTGTACTCTCTTTTGTCAGAGTTGGGGATTTCTAACAAGAAGACCGAAAATCTACGTCTTGTTCAGCTTGAGAACTACTCGGAGTTTTTGCGAGGTTTTGTAGATGGTGACGGTTCTTTTTCTGCCCCTCCAAAGAGGAGGGTGAGATGGTATTGTCATTCTGTGCAGTTCAATGAAGATCTCATGGTGCTTTTACAGATGGGAACTATTGCGAAACATCCTAAAGGGGGAACTACTTTTTGTATAGCAAAAAGAAAAGATCTTGAAAAATTCATTCGAATGATATATACTGATACCTATTATTGCCTTTCCTATAAATTGGAAATAGCAGAACAAATTTTAAGTAAGTAAATGAATATGCAACAGATACCTGCGGACAACAGATTCAGAAACTGTTTCAAAGCTCCTAAAGGTCATGTTTTTGTAAGTAGTGACTATTCCAGTCAGGAATTGAACATAATCGCATTCGGATCACAGGATCCTGTATGGCTGAAGGCACTCTCATTGGGGGAGGATCTTCATTCTACATGTGCGGTACTGGTCTATGGACAGAAATGGATAGATGCTACAGAGCCTGAATGCCTTTTCGTATCTCACAGAGAGAAATGCAATTGCAAAGGGCACAAAGTACTTCGTACGAATGTCAAAACTGTCAATTTCGGATTGGCCTTTGGTATGAGTGCGCATAAATTGTCAGCTACGATCGAAGTTCCATTACAAGATGCTGAGGAACTGATCAAAGAATACTTCATCAAGTTTCCACGAGTAAAAGCATTCCTGGAAATTCTTGGAAGATTCGGAGTACAGTATGGGTATTCAAAAACCTATGCACCATTTTTCAGAAAACGATACTATCCTGATTGGTTCCCTGGATTTGAAAAGATCCCGGACAATAAAGGACTTGCCGGTAGCATTGAGCGGGCCAGTAAGAACATGCCGATCCAAGGATCAGCTGCAGATATGACCAAACTGGCCATGTACATGATCAGAAAAGAGATACGGAGCAAAGCGCTTCCTGTCAAACTTGTCATGACGGTACATGATCAGATAGATACTGTCTGTGTTGAGGAATTCTCTTCAGAATGGAAGATCCGTCTTAAGGAACTGATGGAAGTGGCGGCAAACAAAGTGATCACCAATGGTCTGTTGAAAGCAGACACTACCATTTCAAAAGTATGGGAAAAGTAAAACGACAAAGAGATGTGATCAAAGATCATTTCGAAACTGGAAGATCTTTGACCGCAGGACAAGCTTCAATGCTCTATGACATAGGTAATCTTTCCACTGTAGTGAAACAGCTTGAAGATGAAGGATACAAGGTCAAAAGAGAAGCATACCAGACCCAGGATCTCAATCGTGAGATAGTGGAAAGGATCAAATATTCAAAAGATGAAACTACAGGGAAAATCGAAAAAGGATCTTGAACAGGATCATGTGCATGAACTTCTGGAAAAAAGCAATTTCAGAGGTGCTGTGGTGGCCGGTACAGGATTCGGTAAGAGCCGTGTAGGTGTACGTGCTGCAATGGCCTGTGTGCTGTTGGAGATCGCTTCAAACTCTCTCTTGAACAGAAAAGCATTGATACTTGTTCCTTTTGAGCATTTGAAGGACCGTTTCTCAAAAGAGATAGTACAGATGTATGGAGAAGAAGCTCTCAAACATTTTCATTTTGAATGCTACGCTTCTATAAGAAAACTTGATCCTTCGAATTACTGCATCACTGTATGTGATGAGGCACACCTCGGACTGACCGATCTTTGTGAACAGTACTATTTGAAATTGACAGGTCCATTGATATTTCTGACAGCTACATTGCCCGAAGATCCTATTTACAGATTCAGACTGTTGAACCATGTACCGCTGGTGTACAGCATCAGTATAGATGAATGTGTGAAAAGGAACTTTGTGGCACCGTATCATATTGTCTGTGTCTCAGTGGAGCTCACAGATAAGGAAACGGCTCTGTATGCCACTGTGAGTAAGAATTACGGGTATTGGAGTGGTAAACTGGGATTTCAACCTTTTGATACTGCGACCTACATTCTGAGAAATCAGAAGGTCTCCGGTAAAGATGAGTTGCTTGCAGCTCTTGGATTCTTCAGGGCCATACGTCAACGTAAGTTGCTTGTGGATCATGCTGAGAATAAGATCGTTCTCTGTAAGGAGATGATGGACATAGTTCCAGGTAAAAAACTGATCTTTGGAGGTGACAATGCATTCACAGATAAGATCTCTGCAGCCATAGAGGATTCTGCTGCTTATCATTCCAAGATCTCTCCTAAGAAAAGGATACAGGCCATTGAGGATTTCCGTACAGGAAAAGTCACTGCATTATGTTCCACCAAGGCTTTGAATCAAGGATTGGATGTTCCGGATGTTTCCAGTGGATTCATCCTTGGACTCACATCCAAGATACTCACCATGGTGCAACGCATAGGCAGACTTGTAAGGATAGACCCCAATGACCCTCAGAAATCAGGACTTATAGTCATTGTGTATGTGAAAGATTCTCAAGAACACAAATGGTTGAACAGTGCATTGTTTGAAATGGACAGTTCCAACATAACATGGACAAGCGCAAAAGAGTACTTGGAAGAACTGAGGTCCCGCTGATCTTTGTACAAAGGGAGGGATCTGAACTACAGGATATTCTCGATAGGGCCAAACAGCTCATAAGGGACAGACCTGAATACAGATTCGAGGAAGAAAAGAACCTTGGACTGCATGAATATGAACGAGGACATATAGATCATGAGCATAGAGAGCAATTCCACCTATTGGATCAATAGGAAAGGTTGGGACAAGTACGAGGCTGCAATTCGAAAAGCACATGATGAAGCTTTTGTTCGAATTCTGCACTCTACCAAGAAAGCTTCAGAAGTAATGTCCTCCAAATCAAAAACGGACGATGACAATGATCGAGATCGATCTTGAGGTCATAAAACAGGAAGATCTTACTCCTAATGAGTATGTCTATCTGTGGCTTATCAACAAGTATTTCGGATCGGAGAAGGAATTCAATGAGTTCTCATCCGATGCGTGGAATGTCGATAAGGAAAGGCTTCAGGAAAAGGGGTACATCAAGATCATGGATACTGGAGTGATGCTGCGACAGAAACTCATCAATCTGATGGGTGGGGATTTTGAAAGATCCTTTGCGCAGCTTCTCTCCTCCTATCCTATGAAAGTGGGTACCCCTGGTAATTACAGGGTGTTACGGGCAAATGATCCAACGGCAAAAGCCAATGATGTTGCCCGGGCCAGGTACCGTAAGATACTGCACAATAAACCTCAACTGCATGAGAAGATCATGAAACTGCTTGATGTGCAATTGAAAGCACAACGGGACAAGCTTCAGTATCTCCCAGCTTTTGAAGTGTGGTTGAATGCACGTACCTGGGAAAAGTGGGAAGGTATGGAAGCTTCTGATGGAAGCTCGGAAACAAGGATCACAAATGTCCTCTAATCCATTACTTAAGGAACTTCAGTTCCAATCCATTGCAACGGCGGTCAGACAATCGATCGCCATAGTGGACGGTGCCAGAAAAGGTGAAAGAGAACTTCTTCTCACCAAATGGCCAAGATTGAATCGTAATCTATTGGGCGGACTGCAACCTGGTAAGATGTATGTCATAGGTGGAAGACCTGGAAGTGGAAAATCAGCTGTATCCAATCAGATGATATTCGACATTCTGGATCTTGCTTCATTGGAAAAGAAAGAGGTCGTAGTGTTCTACTGGTCTTTTGAGATGCCAGGGTATCAACAGATACTCAGATCAGCTTCAAAGGATACCGGCAAACAGATGGCAGATTTCTATTCTGTGGACAGGGTACTTGATGATATCGCATTTGAACAGTTCATGCGCAGTGTGCACAAGTTTGTGAAATACCCCGTTTACTTTCAGAATCGACCAAGAACTGTGAAGTTCATGGTGGAAGCATGTGAAAGGTTTGCAAAAGCATACCCTAATGTCCTGATAGTAAATCTGATCGATCACTCCAGGCTGGTACTGGACAATGAGACAGAAAAGGAAATGGAGAAATTGAACAAGCTTTCCAAGGCATGCATGTACATGCAGTCCACAATAGGTACGCAATCATCTCCCAAGGTCATCAATATCCTTCTTTCACAATTGAACAGGAATATTGAGGACAAGGAAAGGGCCAAAGATCAATATCAACCATTGTTGACAGATCTTTTTGGTGGTGATTCCATAGGACAGGATTAACTACGTGTAATTACTATAAGGAAATCGTATCTATATTCCGGCAAAAACCCGAGATAGGTTCACTTCTATTGTGAAAGGAGCACTTCCTGAAAATATGTTAAGTTACAAATTACACGACAGTCCTGAATAAATTCCGTGAATTGCTGGGAACTCTGACCACTTGAAGGTGAAGACAATCAGCAGCCAAGCTTTGTAGAAATGCAAAGAAGGTTCAACGACTAACGCATGGATCCTGACCACTTGAAGGTGAAGGAGGTAAAGCGACACGAGCGCGGAACGCAGATAGCGAGGGTCTATCTGTGATGATATAGTCTGAGCTTGCAGGAAACTGTAAGAAGTAGAGATAAAGAGCTCTATGATAACACAACTGGCACATGTGGTCATGATGATCCAAAGACCCAATGATCTTTACGGCATTACTGCCTCGTACTGTGGAGAAGATCCAAAAGGACTTCTGGCAATACACATGGAGAAGAACAGAGACGGTCTATTGGGCATGATACCATATGATTTTGATGGCAGTCGTTTCACTGTCACAGAGCGTCTACGTAAATGAGAGTTTTCGAACTGAAGCCTACAGGGCAGAAAAGTTTTTATAAAAGAGCCATGATCGTAGAAACGGATACTGGCATATTTCTGCTGAAAAGTTATGGGGAAGAGATCGCAAAATGCGATCTTTCCATGGGAATTTTGTATCTTGTCAAGGCTTTCGAGGAACTTTCACTTACTTCCAAAAAGCATTTGAGAGCATTTCACAAGTTCTGTGAGAGCTATGAGGTGCCAAGTACAGAACAAAGGGTCTTTCAGATCCAAAAAGAAGAAAATGGCAGAGGTCATAATAATTGAAGGCCCTTCAGGTACAGGTAAAAGTACCTCTTTGCGCAATCTGGATCCAAAAGGAACCAATTCCGCATTGTTAGTTCCCAACAGTAAACCTCTTCCTTTCAAAGGTGGAGATGCATTGTGGGGAAAACGGAAGATACTCGTATCAGAAATGAACGATATATCTCCACAGATAGAAGGTCTCATAAAGGCCGGAGTGAAGAACATCTTCATAGAAGATTTCTCTCACTATTTCAACACAAGGATATTGAGTGATGATTTCATGTCCAAATCCTCAGGTTCCGCTACTTTCGAAAGATGGAAGACGTTTGCCAAGGATGTCATGAAAGCATTGTTCCTCAAAGCCCCAGTGTGGCCGGCAGATGTGAAGATCTTTGTATTTCACCATGTGGACAAGGGAGATGATCAGTTCTCCAAGTTCAAGATCTTCGGGAAACTTCTTGGAGACAATCTAGATCCGGTAAGTTATGTCCGGATAGTTCTTCATACTGTGATCCTGGATAAGAAAGGACCTGAAAGGTTCGTATTTCAAACTCAGCAGGACAGTATGCGGGAAGCCAAGACCCCTATGGGCATGTTTGACGAGATGTATATCTCCAACGATGTCAATGCTGTGTTACAGGCCATTGAGGCTTATGACAGAGTAGAAATTAAAGTACCTGTTACAGACTGAGTATCCCATGGATTACTTTGAACTGGAAGCATGTGTGGAGACATGGGGTCAAGAGCGAGGAATCATCGCAAATGGCACTAAGAATGCGCAGGCATTGAAAACACTGGAAGAGTGCACTGAACTATTGGTCGCTCTTGAGAATAAGGATGAAAATGGGACAAAAGATGCCATTGGGGATATCGTTGTCACACTTATTCTTCAATGTAAAATGAACAATTGGACATTGGAGGAGTGCCTGGAAGGCGCTTGGAATGAGATCAAAAATCGTCAAGGTAAGATGGTCAATGGTCAATTTGTAAAAAACACGTAATCAAACAATAACGCTACATAAAAATGGCAGTAGAAGCAAGGGAGCCACAAACTCCAACCAAAACTGAACGCGATCTTTCAAATTGTCAGGTCGTGACTGAAGTTACTCCGGACATGATCATTCTTGATCTGGCCAAAGGTCTTGATCGTCAAGCGATCGCAGACAAGTACGCATACACCGATGAGGCCGGTGATGTTCAACCTTTTGAACTTTGGATGGTGAACCGTATGTTCGAGGATCCATCTTTGAAAGGTCGTAGACCCTCAAAAGTAAGGGCATTGCCTTTTGCTTTCAAATCCACCAATGCAGATGCTCCCATCGCTGATGTGAACACTGTGAAGGCTGAGATCGCAGGAACAACTGCTCAGACCACAGCAACTGTCACTGAGGAGAATTCTCCAGTACAGGATCTGTTCACTCCAGTATCTGAAGGTACTGAGGTGACAACAGACACTTCGGCAGCTGTCATTGATCTTGGAAGCTAAGAAGAGATGGCTGTTGCACAGAACAATTCTGAAGAAGCAGTTGTAGGTACCGGTGGAAAACTCTACACAGGTATAGCTGAGATGTCAGTTCTTGCAGTGAATCCTACCATGGAGGAACTGCATGCATTGGGAATAATGGTACAGAAAGAGCCTGAATACACGGCCACCATCAAAGACGAAGTATTGACCAAGATCGTATTCTGGCTTGGCAATGCAGATGCCAAAGTGAAGTGTGAGATCCTTGTGAACAAAGGTCCTTGGATTTCCACTAAGACCGGCAAAGTGAAAATGTACAATCGGATCGGTCAGGATACCTGGGCCAAAATAAATCCCGATGGTACTGTGGATCAGTCAGAAATGAATGATTTCCTCAAAGAGAGGGACACATTCTATTCCATACCTCGCGGTATGGATACCGTGACTGAATTCGTACGTGCCTGGGCCAACGTTGCGCAGGACGGTGAGATCAAACTTGATACTGTGGATGCCATTTCCAATGGAAATGTGGCAGAGCTCCGTCAATTGGTCAAAGCGCTTTCAAAGAATCTTGTACGTGTACTCGTATGGGTGAAAGATGAGAAATACATGGGTGTGTACAATCGTCATTTCGGTCGTGTGAATCCAAAACGCAATGATCTTTTTGTCAAAGCGATGAATGAGGCCTTCGGTGCCATCCTAGGAGATTACAGCATTGAGTGGAAAGAGTATGTTCCTGGTGAACTTGCTCCTACTGCAGATCCTGTAGCTACAGATGCTCCAGTGGTCTTTCAGGATCTCGATGATGACATAGATCCTTTCAAAGTAGAAGGTTGAAGGTGGAGAGGGAGATGCAGAACATCGTATCTCCCTCTTTTTTTATTCATCTTTTATTCAGGTACGATGATAGACCATAGGGACAGTCAGGTTCAATTAACTCCTGAGCATATAAGGATGAGGGTGAGTGATCTTGAGATATTCTCAAGATATTGCAGGAATTTCAAGGAACTTGGAAGGAAATTCAAATCAGAGTTCAGATCAGATCCTGTACCGAGTTCAGTAGTTGCAGTCCTCAATATAGGAGTGCGATATATTGATTTCGGATTCAGAGAGCATAGTTTCGATTCGATCGGATATGTGATGTTCAAGTACACTACTACGTTTGTAGGTGCCATGGAGATCATAGATCGGGATTTCGGATTGGGACTTTCTTCTGGAAGAACACTTGTAGGACCTACAAGATATTCAGCTCCGGTACCGAGAAAGATACAACCTGCCAAGATAGATGTGAAACAACGTTCCTGGAATTCATTGGATGTACTGTACTGGAGAATGTATGGTATAACCGGTGAGATACTTCAAAGGTTCAAGGTCATTCCCATCTCGCATTATTGGATCAATGGTAGAAGGTATGATCCTTCAACCATCACCTATGCATTTCTGGAGCATTGGCCCAGAGTGAAGATCTATTCTCCTTTGGTACAGAAAGGAAAATGGTATTCCAACACAACAGATATGGATGTTCAAGGATGGTCAATGAGATCTTTTCCTTCAAGCATGCATGCTGTTCTGGCCAGTTCTTTAAAAGATGCCATGGTACTTTCCATGTTCGGTGTCGATCCTGTGGCGCTGCAATCAGAATCCATCTTTCCAAAAGAAAGCATGATGGCAGTTCTGATAGGTTCCTACGGTAGAGTATCTGTTCTCTATGACAATGATTTCACCAATTCCAAGAATCCTGGACAAAGAATGGCAGAGCGTATAGCTGAGCACTATTCTTTGAACAATATTCTCATTCCCTCAAGTTTACAATGCAAGGACATCTCAGATGTCATGGCTGCACATGGTCCTTTGGAAGTACATAGAATCCTCCATGGCAAAAAAGAAAGACAAGCGTACGATAAAGAGCAATCCGAAGACAGTGGATGGGATAAACTTCCGTTCTGAACTTGAAGTTGCCACGTACAAAAGGTTGAAAGCTGCAGGTATTCCTTTTGAATATGAAAAGAGAGTATATGAGCTTCTTCCAACAACTGTCCCGGATCACGCATCCTGGGAATTCAAGTATGACAAGTTCAGTCCGAAGACCCGAAAGATACTTCCTACCAATTACACCCCTGATTTCACATGTCCAAAAGGAAAGTGGATCATAGAGTGTAAAGGATTCGCCAATCAGGTGTTTCCGATCAAATGGAAGATCTTCAGGCAGAACATCACTCTTGGAAAATACCCTGATCTTAAAGCACCTGTCCTTTTTCTTCCTCATGGAGTGAAAGATGTGGACATCTGCATTTCAATAATCCTTTCAACAATGACATGAGCATAAAGGAGATCGATCGCCATTCCCCAGGTACTGATACCGGAGTGGCAAAACGAATAGATGCCGGGGCACAGAGAATGATCTATGATGTTCTTCAGTCCACGCAGTATTCAACCCCTATAGCTTCGGCTGTACGTGAACTCTCAACGAATGCTTGGGATGCACAAAGGGAAAAAGAGATTGCAACAGAGATACTTACTGGAAAGAAAAAGGCCTCTGATTACTATATTGAACGTGATGGTGAGCAGTACAAGGACAGTAATTTTGATCCTACGTACTACGATATCACAAAATTGAACAGTGTTCAGAACAGAGTTGAGCTTCGGTATACTCAAAATGCCGGTGCAGGGTTCTGTGATCTGTTCGAGGTCATTGACCATGGTGTAGGATTGGGAGGAAAGCGACTTGAAGGAGTTCTTTCATTAGGGTAAAGAAAAAATAGATACCTATAACCAAATCATTGCATACCTTTGAGGTATGAAAAGATGTGGAGTTTATACGATTACGTGCACTGTTTCTGGAAAGGTCTATGTTGGATCCACTACTCGACTTTTTTGTCAAAGGTGGGGAGATCATAGAGTCTTGCTTCGAAAAGGCAGTCATCCGAACATTCATTTACAACGAGCTTGGAACAAATACGGAGAAGATTCTTTCATATTCAAAGTTATAGCTGTTTGTGATAAAGACTCAGTTTTAGATGCTGAACAGTTCTGGATAGATACTTTGAATACCTACAAAAAAGGATTCAATAGATGTCCTGTGGCAAGAAATTCCAGTGGAATAAAGAGGTCCGAAGAGACTTTGGAAAAAATGCGAAAACTGAACAATTACAAAAAAGCCAATGAGGCTTGGAAAGGTTCCAATCATACTGAGGAAACTCGTGCTGTGATAAAAGCAAAACGAGCGGAACAAGTAATGGAACCATGGTCTGAAGAACGGAGGAGAAAGCATAAAGAGACGATGGTCGAAGTGAATAGAAAAATTCACAGAGGTCAAGCTCGAAGATCAAAATTTTTCAATGTTGTTGCTGAAAATGAAACCGAAAGGCATGTATTCAAAAACACACAAGAAGCTAAGATCTTTTTCAATTTCCGTAATGTCAACGGCATTACCCGAGTTCTAAGAGGAGAACGTACAGAGTATAAAGGTTATAGGTGGTTTGTTGAAAGCCCTATTAAAATCGAGTGAATTCAGGGAAAACCCAGAGATGGATGATCCTGAGCTAAGCCGTACAGGAATGTGCGGAAAGTGCAACGACTAACGCAAGGAGGCCAGACCGGCCAGTAAAGCGACACGAGCGCTCGACATCTGAAAAGATGATGATATAGTCTGAACTGCATGTATGATCTTACAATAAGATGCAGAAGTGGTGAAATTAAAAAAGCCACGATAACAATATGTTTCAACAAAAAGAAACACTTCTGAAGGATATGGTGCGTATGGACTTGGTGCTAAAGTGGCATTTGCCACAGGAGTTCCAATGTATTCCATAGTATCTGTCCACAACGGAAGAAAATTCAAATGCGACTGTTTTCCTTATAAGACCGTGTTCAAAGTACCGAGATTCAATATGGAACTCGATATGGAGAATCCCAGCATCACATTCAGTGATGGTACTGTGGTCTACTATGAGGATACTTCTGAACTGAATGGTACAACAGTCTCTTTTGCTGTCAAAAAACACAATAGATCCAAGTTTTCTGAAGCAGTGGAGGAACAATTGCTGTACCTTGACGGTATAGATTTCAAGATCGTGAACAATGAAACAGTTCCTGCAACTGTCAATGTCAAGCCCACAAAGGCCAAAGTGGCATACGTTTCCAAGAATCTCATTCTGAGTGACAGTGCGGTCTTCAATAAGCCCCACATAGTCATTGTGAGATCTTTGAATGATCAGTCCGGTATCAATTACGGAATGATCGATTTCAGAGAATTGGAGATGGAGGATCTTTATGGTTCCATAGGATTCAAGTGTCCTGTGAAACAGTCATATCGTGATGCGGACGGCACTGAGATCGTTCTGCAGGATGGTGTGGCTGTCACACCAAGTAGAGAAAAGGTGGTTTGGAATGATGAGACCCGGGCATATGTCCAACGGGTACTTGCAGCTTCTGTTGATGAGGCTCAATCACTCGTATCGTCTCAGATCGCCAAGACCGACTCTCTTTTGGACTGGATCATTCTATGTCGGAACGTGTTCGGCAGATTGAATACCACCACCTCTATACCTGGATCCAAGGAAGATGTACTGAACAGACTTTCAAGGATCGTGGATATACAGAAGATCTCTCCTGTTTTCACATTGGGTGAGCACACTATGAAGTATGCAAATACTCTCAAGACCATGCTTCCAGGAATAGTTGTGGAGAAAGTATCCATGAGTTATAATGGAACCATCACCATAAATGAACTGGAATTCCTTAGTGAACTTCCACCTTCATTTCTGAGTCTGGTCTATCTTAAAGATGGGAACTACTCCAAGGCAAAGAACTACCATCTGTGTCATAAGATCGCTGGGAACAAAGAATTCATCACGTTCAAGCCAAAGGATATCACGGTCGTAAAAGAGTCTACTGGAGAACTCTCCAAGACCTTCAAAGATCTGATCTATTGGCAAGAACATATCTTGAGTTATGGATTTCCATCCTATGATGCCGTAGTGGTACCTGAGGAAGTGGAAAAGGTTCTTGCATCTACCTCTGCAGATATCCTTTCTCCATCAGAGAGACGTATACTGCAAGCAAAAGAAGTAGGATTCACATTTCGATACGAATCGGATTATGCTTCTGGCTCACATCTGGTACTGGACAAGGTGGAACCTTCTCAGGAAGAGCTTTTGAATTCAGAGCAACCGGTGTATGTCTTCACTTCTGCTGAGGTGGAAACAGCTAAAAGGGTCGCTGAGATCATTTGGCCATTGGTTCCTACTGCATCAAAAGCATATGGAACTTACGACAGTGCAAAAGAGACCACAAAAGCATTGTTCACACTATCTCCTTCTTTAAGACTTCGGTCTTATAGCAATGCTAACAATGTGAACACTCAGGATTTTCCACATTTCATTCAATTGAATGCTTCATTGATCTCAAAATTGGAAGGAAAAGGTAACATTCAACCTCTTTCAAACCTTTTCTACCAAAGGATCAATGGAACTGTCATGAGTATGGATCCAATGTTGGTGAATCTGTACACTGCATTCAGAATAGGTCAGAATTGGAATGAGAATTTCCAGTTTCTTGCAAATTTTGCAGACATCTATCCTGAACTTCATGCCAAGTACAGAAAGCTGGAAAGGTTCATGTATCCGTACACGATCAATTTCTTTGGACGTGCACATAAGGATGATAATCCTATCTGGAAACAGTGTGATGCTCTTTATGAATTTCAATTGTACTGTGCCACAGATCCATCTCCGGAAGAACTCAGAAATGAAAGCTTCAGAAGATTTATCTTTACAGATATTTCCGATGCACTCATGGTACATCAGGAGTACATCGATCTCTATAATGAGCTGAATGATTTCTCTGCGGATATCTCCAACATACTTGGAAATCTTAAGGATGATGCTTTTAAAAGAGAAGATGTGCAATTTGAGATCAAAAGGTATCTTTCACTCAGAGATCGTGACAATTGGCAATGGGGTGAATTGCAGGAAGAAGAAGAATCGGATCAAATTTCAAACCTAAATACAACAGAACAAGATGTTCACATTCACAGTGCTTGACGACATGATCACAGGATCGGTCAAAGATGTTCCATTTTCAATTCCATTCTCCAAAGAGAGTTATGAGACCCTTCAACAACTTGAAGAAGAATTGGAACATTCGTCTGGAAAAGACGAGTATACAGCTGTCCTTGAAAAGGTCAGTGTTTTTGTAGCTCAAGATCTCAATGAGATCATTGAGTCAGAATGTCCTTATCTCAAGATCAATCGTAAAACAGGTGAATACCATCTGTATTACAATCAGGTCACTTCCAAAGTTGCCATGCCAAAAGCATTGGTGACCAGGATCCTGGACAGTCATGAGAAAGGATTGGATTTCATGCCTCTCATCAAGATGTGGGTACGTTTCCTTCGTAATCCTCTTCTCAAGAAGAAAGGCAAGCCATTTGCCAAGCGTTTCTTCAATTTCATAAACATGACCTATGTGCATCCTGAGATGCAGGCCAAGTTCATGAAAGATGGTTATTCGAAAGAGGTGGCCACGAAGAAAGCGACCATGTACCAGATGAAGATCACCAAAGAGGGACTTCTCAGTGGATACAAGGTCTCAAGTGAGATCATGCACAAATTCGTGGCTGATGAGGATGGCAATCCTAAGAAAGTGAACCGTTACCAACGTACGTTCGATCCGAACACTGGAAAGATCACAAGTGAAGGTCTTCCTGCCACAGTGGAGGAAAGATTGTTCGAGCCAGCAGTGATGGGTGACCGAGGCGATGCTTTCTCCTGTACCGGAGCAAACGGTATGGATGGTCTGGGCCATTTCATCAAAGTTGGATGTGTGCATGCACTTCCATCTTGGGATCTGGTGAACACTGATGACAACACCTCATGTGTTCCTGGACTTCATGTCGGAGGACTGTACTATATTGCCAATTACACAGGAGAGATACACAATGTGTTCATTGATCCTATGCACGTAGGTGCTGTTCCAGATGACAATCTTGGAGCTATCCGTTGCAAGCAATACTTTGTACATTCCTCATTGGCAGGGGTGAACGGTTCCATCTATCATTCATCAGAGTACGCCAAACTCACAGATGATGAGTGGCAGGCTGCACTTGCAGAAGCTGTAAGTTTTTCAGATGAGGCAGTTGCAAAAGCTGCTCAGGATCTGAATGAGCTGAAAGCTCTGTAAACCAAAGAAAAGCAAATGGGGCGGTATCATGGATCTGATCTGTGGTATCGTCCCGCTTTTCCAATACGACATCTATGATCGAATCGGTCAAGAACGATAAAGTAAAGGATATGGATCTGTCAATGTTCAGCAAGGACAGTGTTCGAACTGCGTTGATCGATGCAGACAGTATGCTTTATTACTGCCTGAAGCCTGACATGACATTTGATGATGTAACTGCATCATTCGATGATTTCATGTTCAGCATAATGAGAAATACCGGAGCCAGCTGTTATTTGGGATTCTTCAGTGAATCTCCAGTATTCAGACATGCCATAGGAGTGTCCAAACCCTATAAAGGAAACAGGAATGGCAGAGATACACCACTCTTGTTCTACTCTTTGAAGAAATACGCTTACAGGGCCTGGGGAATACATTTTGTATCGGGACTTGAGGCAGATGATTGTGTGAGCCTGTACAGGACAGCAGATACTGTGATCTGCAGCCCTGACAAGGATGTACTGAGGCAGTTACCGGGTACTCACTACAATTATCAGAGAAATGAATATGTACATACTTCTGAGAAAGAAGCATTTGAATTCCTGTGGTCCCAAGTGGTCGCAGGAGACAGTGTTGATGGAATACCTGGGATACCTGGTATAGGGGCCAAGAAGGCAGAGCTTGCGGTCGCATCTGTAGTGACAGAGCAATTGCCATTAAAGATCCTTCAGATGTACATGCAGCATTTTTCATCTACTGGAAATGCAAAAGAGGCCTATGACAGATTCAAGGAAGCGCTTGATCTGGTGTATGTTCTCCGAACAAGATATGATACGGACAGACTGGGCATTGAGCTTCCAGATCTGAGACCGGTCAACATACTTACAGCACTTGATCTATGGAAAAAAAGTCCAGGAACATAGTGATAACTGATTCCCTGAGTTTCAAGATCGTGAAAACTCCCGACCTGGAACTTCAGATAGAAACAGAGAAGATCGTTTCAACAGCCGGTATCGTTGATGAGAAGATCATTTCCATTCAAGCTGAGAATATTCCAAAGATCTCCATAGGAAGTAAGGTCTCCATAGGAAGTCCTGCAATGGTCTATAAGGTCAACAGTATAAAAAGACGGGACTCCCCATCCAATATCTTTGATCTGAGAATGGCCAGAAGGACCCGTTCCTGCCTGTTCATACTTCCAATGCTTCCAGGCAATCATTCTGCCTACTTCTACAATTCCCTCCTGGTCAATGTCTTTGTCCGGGTACCTGGATCAGATGAGAATGTGATCGCATTGCTTTACAGATTCAGTGGAAAGAAAGAGTTTGTTGATTTTGAGGCGGCATTGAGCCTTCTCCCCAATTTCATCAAAGCCGAGGATGTCTCAAAGACCCTTGTGCTTTACACTTTCAGTATTCCTGAAGAGTATATGGAAGATGCTTCGAAGTTTGTCAGTGGTGATTACTCCAAATTTTCCAAACATTACAAGGACAGGATACTCAGATTCTATTCTGCTACTGAAAAGAGCTTTTTAGGGCAGATCCTTTCCAAAGCAGAAGAAAAACGTTTAGAACTTGAATCTAAAATAGGAGAGAAACTTCCTAAAGACGCTGAAGTTTACAGTGTGCCAGACATGCTAGATGAAACATTCCACCCAGAAGTTTACGACATCTGATATGGTCGAGCCCGAGAATTCAGATTTTTCCATTGAGGACATGAATTCTCGGGCTTATCTGTATCAACAGTATTTTCAAAAGAGAAAACTGAAACCAAGACCAGATGATCCAAGAGATAGACACGACCGTATTTGAAGTTCCTGTCACTGTTCATTACACTTTTGAAAAGGGTGATGCTGGAGATCGGGAAACTTCTCCAATGCCGGACAAATGCGATATCGTAAAGGTCATGTTCAAACAGACTGATATTACAGAGTTCGTATCAGAAGCAGGTTATGATGACATTCTCATAGAAGAATGCATAGTTGCAGAGAACAACTACCGCGATGAACCTTTAGAAGACTAAGAGAATGAGTAAGAACAGAACAATACGACTTTATACAGAGCGGCAGAATGTGGATCTCAAACTGAGATCGATCACGCATCTGTGTGCTCTTGGAGATTATGTGATCGTGAGAACTGCTGGAAATGTGAAATACACGATCCACAGTACCATGAAATTCATGGATGAACTGCTTTCAAAAGAAGGTTTCATCCGGTGCCACAGATCGTTCATTGTGAATCCACTTTGGATCGAAAAGATATCTGAAAATGAGATACAGATCCAACCTTTTCCATTCGATGTCAAGATACCGATAGGAAGGACCTATTCTGGCAGAGTAAAACAATTCAAAGACACGCACAAGATATGAGAGATGTTACTTTTGCACTTTTAGGAGCTTTTTCAATAGCTCTTTTTTCAATTTTCATGGGATTTCCTGAAGCAACTGAAGATGCTTCAGAGATACATTCCAAGACCCCAATAGATCCTGAACTCCACATAGTTGTGGTACAGGACAGTTTGGACACTACTTTCGTTTACAAAAAACCTTGAGACAGAGCTATCTTGATCTCAGTTCTCCGTCAAGCCATCTGTAAGTATTGTACCCCGGTACGAATCTGAGGGTCATTTTACCAAGATCCTCAGATTCACCGGTGGACAATAGTTCCCAAGACACCTTGGTCGTAGCTCCGGCCCATCTTGTTGTGAGATCGAGCAGTCCCAGAACTGGGATTCCTCCCTTTGTCAGTTTCACGAACTCTGCAGGGTTCAAGAACATGGCCACTTCCATCATGACCCTTGAGATGAGATCCATTCCCTGTCTTTGGAAGTAGTCTTCTTTCTCATCATCATCGTCAAGCGCCATTGCAGCGACCATACTGAGAAGCATGTACCCGAGAATGGCACGCATCTCAGCAAGAGATTGTCTCACTGATGTCTGCCTCATCTCTACGAATCGTTCAAGGGACATCTCCTTCATGAAAGGGTCAGATGCATTGTTCTTCAGGACATTCAATTCAGATTGAAGTCTGCCTCTCCGGTCCTGGAATCTCTTCTCCATGGGGTCAGACCACTTGCCTGCTTTATTGAGACGTTCACGTTCTCTTTCAGATAGAGTATAGTTGTTCAGTCTGATCAAAGAAAGGATCAGGTTCTTTGCACTACTTACTGTAGATTGCAGCACAAGTCCCATGCTTATCTCAGTCTCCAGATCTTCAGATACTTGTTTCCTCGATACTGCAGACTTGAATGCTCCTGCGTACCTGCCTTCTACGAATCGTGCCATTGCCCGGTCGTATCTTGCCCTCCCGAATCTTTCATGAAGCATTGGAGGCATCCATGTTTTGAACTGCATCATGGCTGTGAACCAGATGTTCGCCTGATAGGCTGCAACATCATGGTTCGTATTGTTTCCTCGGTTTCCCAATGATTCTGCAAAGAATCTCATTCGGAGAGCGTTCACGATACTGTCAGGTATCTCAGTTGTGATCTGGCCATTCTTCTCTTCCAATGTCTCTGCAAGACTCTTGGTGCCTTCTGGCATCTCGTCAAGCCTGCGGAGCTCCCCTTTTTCATCTGCGGCATGTCTGTGGAGCATGGCTACGAACAATCGTCTGTCAGTACTCCTATCAATGTTCACCATTGGGAAGTAAGCATAGTCCCAACTCATGTACCGGGATAGGGAGGAGGATTTGAATTCTCTTCCAGCAATAGCAAGGTTTCCTTCCTGATAGATATTGAATCTCTCTGCAAGGGCCATGTACTTTGAATGGTTCTGCAGGTACATGAGTTGAGATTTTCCGAGATCTTCAGTCGAATAGTTCGGATTGTCCGTGGAAGATGTCGCTGTGAATGTCAGACCTGCAAGACCTGCCGCAAAGCCAGCCTTCAAAGGTATTGTCATGACCATTCGACTTACGGCCGTCATCAGGCCTGGGATCACAGATTCCTTACTGAATTCCCTCCCAGCTATGACTACTCCTTCACCTCCGCTCTCAGAGGATCTGATCCCATAGAATCTCATGTCTATCTGGGCCTGAAACAGTTCCTGAGTGAGCGCTGAGACCTTGTTCCTGTCCTGTACATTGGTCTTGTGAAGTACTCCTTTCTTCATAGTGCCCTCTTCTGACCGGCTGAACAGATCTGTCAGTACTTTGATCTCATCTTCGATCTCGGTCTTTGCTTTCAATGCATATACTTCAGATCCGAACATGATCATTGCTCTTGAAAGATCTCTGGACACCAGTGCAGTATCAGCTTTCCCTGTCCTACCTATAGGCACGTTCAGGTATCTGAGAGAGAGACTACGGTCTGCACTCTTTCCTATCCTTTCTTCTTCCACTTCATTCACACTGAAAGCATTCAGGAAGTTCGTTCCAAGAGCTTTCAGTCCTCCCTGTCCTCTTTGGAATGCTTCAATGGTCTCCACATGGATCGAAGGAATGAATCCTACGGCCGGGAAGTGCGGGAGCTCATCACGTACCAGATCAGAGAATTCCTTCATCTGATTCTTCCAGGCATGATAGTACTCCAGAAGCTCTTTGTTCTCCTCTTTCAATAGGAACTTGTAGCTTTCACTGTAAAAGGATTCAGCTCTGTCCGCCTTCACTCCTATGTACTTGCCATAGTTCCCTTTGTTCACCCATGCAGTAGGATTGCTCCGCATGTTGTTGGCATCCTCGAATCTCTGTACTGCAGCCTTGTATCTTGCATCCTCAGTGTTCGGATAGTCCTTCTTCAATCTCTTGATGAAGTTCGCTCTGTTCCTCTTGTAGATCTCATCGTAGTCTTCCTTCAGAGCATAGTTCTCTTTCATCCATTTGATGGCCCTTGCAGATTCCTTCTCATCTGAGGAACTTCCAAGATCGAACATGGCATCCCGTTCCTTTCTGAAAGCATCACTGAACACTGTCACCAGTTTCAGGCCATATTCTGTCTCCCTGTTCAAATGGCCGTAGGCCTGTACAAGAGAACTGCCATTCCGTTTGGACCAAGCTTCAAGACCTGCATCCAGTACTGTCCACTTCTCAATGAGTCTATCAGTATTGGCTACCTTTTGATTCTCTGCTTCTGAGAGCAATTCGGATGTGTACTGCAAGAACTGATTGTCAGCGAATCTGAACGCATTCATCTTGTCAAGTCCTCTTGTAGGAGCGGAGATCGCTTTCAGATCATATCTCTTGCCGGTAGAGACCCTTGAAACGTAGAGATCCTGTACTGCAATGAATGTTTTTCCTACAGCCTCTGAAAGCTTCTTGATCTTTCTCACAGCTTCTTCCCTTTCCGCATCCTCGTACTCGGATGCCTTTATGTTCATGGCATCGCTCAGAGTATTGAAGGTCTTCAAGGTCAGGTACATGTGAAGGAGATCCTCATTGTCCAGATACAATGGATCATTCTGATCTGTGATGTCGAGACGTTGCTTTGCCCTTTCAAGCATCATGTCTATGTCTGAGATCGACTGCTGCATGTCAGAGTCATTCATGATCTCTCTGTACGCTGTACGTAGTTTTTCACGCTCCCATCTTTCTCCTTTGGACAGTCTTTTCTTTTTGAGTTCTTCCAGACGTACCAGTACAGGCTTGAGAGCCTCATTCAGTTTCTCTGAGGTGGAGACCTCCTGTGCGACAGGTACCTGCATGAGGAGAGGATCATTGTCAAATCCCATCTCGAAATGCCTTATTCCTTCTGGAAGCTTTGTAGTCTTATTGAATCCGATCTCAACGTGGGCCGGTACAAGACGGGTCCGGCCGAACTTTGAAATGGCATAGTCGGTTCTCAGAGTGTCCTTATAAAAGATCATCTGTGAATCGTACCCTTCAAGTTTCTGCCCTTTCAATGGTTCCAGTACCAATTTCTCACCAGTTGTAAGGCCAGGCATCACGAACTTGTAATCATAGATACTTGCAGACGCATCAGATGTCATGAACATCATGTCCATGGTGCCTCCAGTGTCCTGCTTCGCATTGTGGATCTTCAATTCCACATACAGATCTACTTTGGAGTCTGGATCGATCGATTCTTGCAGTTTCCACATGCTGTCCAATATGGCCTTTACTTCCCTTTCAAAGTTCAAAAACTGAGGCTTTGTAAGTCCAGACTGTTTCTCGATCTCTGCAAGTGCAGGAACTGGAGGATGTTCCAGATCCACTACGTTGAACTTCGTAGAGTATTCTGCGCTCTTTGCATAGTGCTCCATCAGGTACTGGCCTGTGGTATGCAATTGAACCCCGATCTCCCTTGCAGCTACGCTGGAAGGTCGAGCAGACATTCTTCTGTACTCGGTGAGATTGTTCCCAAGAGATCGAAGAAAGGACACAGACGATTGATCGGAAGCTCTGAATTTCACAGGTTTCCCGTCCTTTTCATACCTCATGAGAATGCCTGATCCATTGTCCAATGCATCCAATTGCAATGCTTTGATCTTACCGGCAAGAAGATCTCGGCCGACAGGTACGATCTCAAGTGAGCCATGGCCTTTCACCAGCGCTTCTCTGATACTGTCACGCTCTTTTTCAGATGTTCCAAGTGATCTGAACAATGTCTCTCTTTGAGATACAGAGATCGCTTCGGCGTATCGGGTGAGATCCTTTGTAAAGAGTTCTCTTGCAGATATTTTGAAAGGATCACTTGAAGTGAAGATCTCTTTGAGTCTGGAAAGTACACGCTTCCACCATCTTGAATTTCTATCCTCTGTACCTACAAGCACGTTTAATTTTGGATCTGCAAAAAATATCTCGGAGGGAACAAATTCATTTCTGTTCAAACTTTCAATAGGAGATGTTCCTGCTTCTCCCTTACTGATAGTATGTATCAGATCCAGACCTAAGAAACTTTTCCCATTCTCTTTGATATAGGCTCTAAGTTCTTTTTCTGAGGTAAATCCTATAGGTCGAATCAATCTGCCTCCTTCTTTTTCTATCAAATTGTTCTTTTCCAGAAAGATTGGTATTGCCGAACTTCGTACAACAGCATTATTTATGTTGTGAATCTCGTCTTTGCTGGAGAACAGTGGACCTAACTTTCTGATTTCTTTATCAAATCCACTGTTAAACTGTAATATGTTATCTGTAAGAAATACCAGATACCCTGAAGGATTACCTTGAAAATCCTTTTTTTCAAATCCAATGTATCTTTCAGGAGCAGTTCTGATTTCTTTGTGCAGTATTTCTATTATTTTGTCAGAAACATTATTGCCATTTGCATCAAAAAGTTCTTTGGCCCAGTTTCCAGTATCTGAGTATTTCTCAGATTTTACTGAACTGCGCACACGATTCAAGATCACCTTCGCAATCGCCTCATCAATAATGTCCTCTTCATCGTAGGGCAGTCCTGCATACTCTTCCTGTACTTCAAGGTATTCAGGCTCAAGATGGACCCTTTCCCTCATGGTCAGGTACAGAGGTTCAGAGAGATCCTTCATGGCCTGTACGTAGAAATGGATCACTTCCTCTGGCAGTTCATCTTGATTCCCTTCGAGGTATGAGATGCTTCTTTGTAGGATGTCTGCCATGGCCACACCTTCAATTGGATTCCCCTCACGGTCTCTCAGTTCAGATACGATGTTCTCTGAAAGTCCAAGGGATCTCATGATGTTCCTTGTAGAAGCGAGCAGTTCTGTCTCCAGTCCTGCTACTTCATTCCGCACATGCTCAGGATCCCTTGCCAGTTGAATACTTTCGATCTCTTCAAGGAGTTCTTCATTGAACATCACACGGTCTCCAAAGACTCCTATGGGAGATCCTTTAGTTCCGTATTCCTTTGACAGTTCGATCCCCATTCGGAGACCCTCTGTCTCTACTTCGAGTGTCGGAGCTGTGAGTATGAGTTCCTTACCATGTTTCTTGGCAAGTTCCTTTCTTTCAAGGGAATCTGTGATATTGTATCGTAGTCTACAGCTAATTATGGGCAGATTATGT